AAAGAAGATTTAGTATTTACTAGAGATGTATTAAATAGTAGAGGTGATGTAAATAGAACATCTGTATATGATCCAAATAATTTACCAAATAGAACACAAAAAGAGGATTTAGTATATATCAAAGATATATTAAATAGTAGAGGAGATGTGAATAGATCAACATCTTATAATCCAAATGAATTAGCAAAAGATACGATAAAACAAATAGATGTAATAAATAAAAGAAGTGGAAATGTAGGAGGTGATTTAAAGAATAAAAGTTTTGATCCAAGTGATATACCAGCAAAAACATTAAAAGAGTTAATAGTAAATGAGTATGAATATGGTATAGCTCATGGATTAATAAATAAAGGAGTATCATTTAATCCATATGATATTCCAGCAGAAACATTAAAAGAAATGATAATTTATAATGATTTTATTCAAGGGGCGACTATGCCATTTAATGAAGGTGGTGGTTATTTAACTTCTAAAGTACAAATTCCAGAAACATTAAGACAATTAGTAAGTATTTTAAGATTTAGTGGAGCATTAGGACATCAAGCTCCAAAAGATTATACTGCAGAGAAAAATATGACTATTGATGATAAAAAAGAAAAATCTATTCAATCACGATATCCAACTAATAGAAAACATGATGAAGCACCTTCAAAAAGTAATATTGGTGATATTAATTTAAGAAGTAATAATAATATAGAAAGAAATCAAATTATGGATAGAAATAATTATTATAATAATAATTATCAAATTCCTACTAAATATATATTAAAACAAAATAATGATAAAGATGATAGATTAAATCCTAATATTCTTAATCAATTAAATGATAATCCTTTAGTTAATAATTTGGTTTTTCAAAATCATGATGAAATTGATATTGATGAAATATTATGTGACTAATTTATACATAACTATTATCTATTTCTAAGTTTTTTAAAGCTAATTCAGATAAATCTTCATCATCATTTAATTTAATTAAATCATGATTATGATCAGCATCAACCTGAACATCAAGAGATTCTATATCTTCTTTATTTTCTAATAATAAATTTCTTATAAATTCATATGATTCAATTAAATCTTTAATATTTTTAACTCCAGTTATATTAACTGGACCTTTCTCAAAAATTAAAAATGATACTTTTTTTGTATATTTAATTTTACCATCACTATCATCTTTTACATATAATTTATATATTACAGCTGCATGAATATCTGGATCATACTTTAAATGATCTTTTAAATTATCTGAAGATACATTCAAATTTTTATCACTCTCAATCTTTTCCTTTATCAAATCATATAAATTATATAACTTCAACTTAAATCCAATATTAAAATTACTATTTATCATTGTCATATCAAAATTTGATAATACTATTTTTTTATTATCCTTCACAAATGGCTTCTCTATAATCTTATTGTCCTCCTCTGATATAATCGCGAAATTTTTACTTAACTCATCTATTATAATATTTAATGTTGTATTCATCGATAAAACTGATCTAAATCCTGTAAACTGTAACGAACCATTCTTGAAAATTTTTGTACTAACTGTACTATTTGGATAATCCTCTAACTTAGGATTTAATGCTATTGATACCTGATTCTGAAAATCTTTTTTTTTACTCTCTAACTTTTTTTTTGAAATTTTCTTTTTACCATTATCATTTGACATATTTCTTCTAATATTATTTCTATACTGAACATTCATTAAATTAGTCATATCAATGTAATCATATATATTCTCTATATTGAATTCTACACCTAATTTACATTTTCCTGATATCGTTACTATTTTAACTTCCTTAGGTAATAAACTAGTATCTAAAAAATTTTCTTTAATATAATTCTTCATTTTATATATATAAATAACAATTCCTTTAAATATATTTTTATTTCAATATTTTTTGTGTATAATTTTTTCAAAAAAAATCTATAAAAATGTATGAGGGTATTATCTTGGGATGTTGGTATAAAAAATTTAGCATATTGTTTAATAGAAAATAGTAAAATAGTGGATTGGGGTATAATAAATTTATTAGAGGATAATTTAAAGTGTCATGGTTTTATTAGTTCAGATAACAGTACTAGTGATTGTTGTAAAGAAGTTAAATATGAATATAACGAATATAAATTTTGTTTATTACATAAAAATCAATTTTTGAAGTTAGATAGTAATATTTTAAATGAGGAAAGTTATAAAGGACAAATAAGGTGTACTTGTATAAAGAGTGATAAAAAGGTATGTAATAAGGAATCGAAATTTAAGATAGGGAATAATTATTATTGTAAATTGCATTATAATAATTTTATAAAAAATAATAATGTATTAAAGAAAATCAGTAAAATGAATGCTTCTAAAGCACCAATAGATGAAATTAAAATGAATTTAATTACAGAGTTAGATAAAAAAACTTTTGAAAATATAGATTATGTTGTTATTGAAAATCAACCATCAATAAAAAATCCTAAAATGAAAAGTGTTGCGGAAACTTTATATTCATGGTTTTTAATTAGAGGAATCGTTGATGGAGAAATTACTAATTTAAAAAATATACAATATTTAAGTCCATCTAATAAATTAAAAATCAATGATGTCGATTTAAATAAGGAAATTGATAAATTACATGATAAATCTAAAAAATATAAACTTACTAAAGAAAGTTCAATTATTTACACAAACAAGTTATTAACTAATAATAAAGAAAACAATTGGATTGATTATCTTCAGAAAAGTAAGAAAAAAGACGATTTATGTGATTGTTATTTACAAGGAATTTATTTTATTAATAGTAAAAATTAGATATTATAATCAATTTTTAAACTATCTTTAAAAAATATAAAATCATCTTCATAAATATTATAAACTAGTTTTTTAAGATCATCATTATAAAAGTTAAAATAATTATAATTTTTAATTTTTTTAAGTGAATCATATGATTTAGACCAAAGATTTTTATTATCATATTTTTCTATTTTATCAGTTTTATTTAATTTAATATCATTTATTTTTAAATTTAGTATTTTTTTTAAATCATTAACTTGGGATGTATCTAAAACATATTTAATTTTTGGCTTTCCCAATTCTAAATAAAATTCCCATCCTTTATTAGTAGTTTGTTTTTCAAAATGATGTTTATCAATTTCATTAGGATATTTAGATAAAATATTACAAAAATCTAAAAAAGAATCACAATTATCTGGATTTTTGTATTTTTCAAAATCAATGTATTTATTAATAAAACCTGAAACTAATCTAGTATACGGATTTCTAACTAACATAACAATATCATAATCCTTATATATTTCTGATTCAAATTTTTTTACATTAATAAATTCCCTTAATTCTTTATTTTTATGAATTTTTTCATATTTATTTGAATCATAAATATTTAAATAAATAGATATGATAGTTTTTAGAGTAGTACATCCACATTTAGGTGACCAAAAAATAATAAGTTTTTTCTCATGTAATATTATAAATTGCATACTAATATTATGATAATTAATAATTTATGGTTAATATTTGTTAATACCTAGTCAGTTTTTAATTTTAAGGAATTATTGATAAAGAAATCACAAATTTAAAAATGAAGATATGTGGCCTTATGATGTATCAGAATGGATTAGTCAAGATACTTATAAATTTATTGAAAATTTAATTTGGATTGAAAATGGTAAAGGAAATATAATTCATTTAATCAAGTAAAAATAAATTATACTAAGTTTAAAAATAGTGCTTTCACAATAGAAAGTCTAAAAAAGTTTAGACAAATGTCAGATAATAATAAAAAAGCTACAAATAAAAAAATGATGTGAGTCAAATCGATAAAATAAATAATGTTTCTACAGATACAGATGATAATGTGCTAGCATTTTAATTGTATTAATTATCTTAAAATTTTAAGATAATTATTGTTATATTAGTCATCTAATTTAATTTTCTTAATCCCCATTATTTTTTCTAAATTAGTATCATTAGTTAAAGTTTTCTTAATTTTAATGTTATTTTTTAAAGTATTATATTTTGTTGTTTTATTTTCCCATTGATACTTATTTCTATCTTTGTAAGACTCCTCTATTAATGTTGTTAATGGTACCATCGGTGGGATAATTAATCTTCCATTATAAATTTTATTTGTTCTCTTTCTAAATTCATCTATTGTAATATTTCCTCCAAAAACATCTAATATCTGTTTGGGCGGTGATGGATAAATTTCATCTACTTTTTCCTCATTTAACTCATTTGATAATTTTAATATTAAAGAATTTCTCTCCCATAATTTATGATCATTTAAATCAATATTAAATGCACATGCACATGATGGACTACAAAAATTACCAAAAACATAATATTTATTATTATATAATTTATCAGGTAAAGGAAATGGTGTGTTACTAAAATTATGACAACACCACCAACATAAACAATTACTATTCTTTAAAGAAATTTTATTATTATCAATAGATATTATTTTTGATTCTAACTTTTCTACAGAATAACCACCAAAAAATATATCTCCTGAATTTTTATCATTCTCTAAAATATTTATTTTCTCCTTTAACTTCGTAATTTTACTCTCTAAATGATCAATATACTTATTATTGAAATTAACTTTTTTATTTGAAAAATCATTCTCTAATGAAATTTCATTTAATGAAGTTTCTGTATCATTAATACTGTCATTACTACTTATATTAGTTATCTTACCTATCTCTGATAAACTTAACGGTATATGTGCTATTAGACAATTATCATCATTTTTTAAATTACTTATTTCAGTATTTTTTATTTTTATTAATTTTCCAGTTGGTTTTCTTCCTCTTTTTTTTGGTATTTTTTCTAATTCATCATCTTCTTTTTTTTCTTTAGGTTTTCTTCCTCTTTTTTTTTTCAAAACTTGATTATCGCCTGATTCCATTTAATTATTAATATTCTTTTTTTTTTAAATAAAATTAATTTTCTTTAAATAAAAATTTAGATTTGATTGTTTAAATTAGTTAAAATTAATTTAATATAATTTTAAATAATATATATATATATATTATGAATAATGAATTATCAAAGGAGGAATTAACTAATATTATAAAAATATATAAAATATTTAATGATCAAGAAATATCAATGATGATAGATGAGCCAAATTTAATTTCAGACAATAATATAAGATTAAGTTTAATAAAATTAAATAATAATGAGGATAATGTTTTAAATAAAATGAAATATTATTTTGATAAATATACATTTTTAACTGGAGGTAAAGGAGCTAGGGGCAAAAGAAGAAAATCTAAAAGAAAAAGATCTAAAAAAAAATCTAAAAGAAAAAGATCTAAAGGAAAAAGATCTAAAAAAAAAAAATCTAAAAGAAAATCAGAAGATTATTCATCTGATAATCAATATTCTAATGAATCAAATAATAATTCAGGATCATTTGTAGGAAATAATAGATCAGGATCATTTGTAGGACCAAATAATACATCAGGTCCTGTAGTTGGGAACAACAGATTATCTGGATCATATACAGGTATACCTAATATAACAATTAATAATAATAATAATAATGGAACGCAAACGATAGATGATAAAAATATACCTCAAATATCAATTCCATTAAAGTTTGTAATTAATACAGATGATAAGAATAATAAAAAACCAATTGATAATAAAAAAAAGTCAAATAAAAAGATGGATAAAAAGATGGATAAAAAGAAAGGTGGAACGAATATAGAAATTAATAAATCTTATGGATTAGATATTTTAAAAAATAGTTTACAATCAGGGGAGACTGAATTTAATTTAACATTTGATTTTAATAAAAATATAGATTATGAAAATCAAGATTTTTCTAATTTTATGGGTACTATAAAAAATTTTGTAAAAGAAAAAGCAAATGACGTTTCTAATAATAAAAATGTTCCTCAATTTAAATCTGAATTAAAACAAAAAATTAATACTATAAATAATTTGTTACCCCCATTTTATTCTCAAGATGTTATTTTACCTTAGGTAGTTATTGAAATACTAGTTTTTGCTTTTCTACCTCTTTTCTTTTTAGTTTCTGATTCTCCAGTTACTACTGATTCTGTCACTTCTGATTCTTTTTCTGAACTATCACTTAATTGATTATTTAAAACTTCATCTGCTTTTCTAGCAGCATTTTGTGCTTTAATTTTATTTAAAATATTAGAAATATCAGGTTTTACTTCTTCTACTTTATTTGTATTTAACATACTCATTTGTTCTTTGATCTTTTCTGTATTATTATTTACACTTTCTTGTTGTTTCTTCAATTCATCAATTTTACTTTGTTGTTCTTTAATTTTCTGCATTTGTTCATACATCTTTTTTTGTTTATCTTCTTCAGTTTCAACTGGTTTTCCTTGACTTGAAATATTATTATTAATACTATTTTGTAATTTTGATAATAATTCAGGATTATTACTTAAAACACTATCTAAACCAGGTATCGATTCTGCCATTTTTTTTGATGCATGGAATGAAGCAGCACTAGCTGATATCATTAATACTAATTTAATTTCAGGTTGGATTTTCCTTCCTGAAATTTTATATTTATCATATAACTCCTCAAATACTGAAGTATATGAATCCTTTCCTAATTCAATTTGTTCAGACCATCCTCCTAATTTAAGACCAAATGGATCATAACTTTCATTTAAAAACTCTAATCCTTGAACTGCATTTACTAAAAAACCTTTTGCCATTTCAACTCCATCTTTTTTACATTGATAATCTTTCCAAAATTTTACTTCAAAACACATTTCATCATAATCTGAATTAATATCATATGACTTAGTTAATGTAATTCCCATTTTTTTTATAGCTAAAATTTCAGCATATTTTTCCATTCTTTTTAATCTTTGTGTTTGGTCATCTAACATATGAAAAGGAATTTCATCTAAATTTATTTCTTTCAATTCATTTAATGATGGTACTTTATCATTTTTTTCTGTTGTTAATCCAATATTTTCTGTGGTATTTTTGTATTTTTCTGTTAATGTTCTATTCTTAAAATCATCTATCATTTTTAATTTTTTAAATTCATCTTTTTGTTCGTTATTTAATTGACTAAAATTTCTATCTTCATTTTTATTTAATAAATTAAATGGTTTAACTTCATTATTAGGTAAATTTAACATTTTGCTTTCATTAAACATATTATTATTATATTCAATATCTGGCTCATTTACAGATTCATCTGAATTAAAACTATCTGAAGTTTCACTTTCAAACATTTCTCGTTCACTTTCTGTTTCTTTAATACGTGGTAAATTTTTATCTACTAAATTTGGTACTGAAATTTTTTCTTTTGTAACATCTGCTAATCCACCAAAATGTACAGATGTAGAAGTATTATCTAAAGATTTAGGTTTTTCCATATTATTTATAAAAGAAATATATAAATATATATTAACGCATTTTTTTATATATATTTATAAAGTAAATGAAAAATTATCAACAAAATTTAGCGGTTTAGGAATATTAGAAACTGTATTCATAATTTCTTCATATAGTTTACTTCGTTCAGGTAATTGTCTAACTATTTTTTCACTTACTTCTTTAACTGGCTCATTTACAGCTTCAATTATTGGTTGTATTATTGGTTCTATAATTGGTTTATTAATAATTTCAAATTCATCAATAATATATAAATAAATAATTGAAATTATTAAAATTAATGATATCCAAATTAAAAAATACTTTAAAAAATAATTTGGTTTATTTCTTTTTCTTCTTCTATATTCTTTAATATCATTATTTAAATTATTAATTATAAATCTCATTATATAATATAAAATATTATATTTTATATATATGTCTTTTTATAAAAATCCTATTATTGGCTGGTATGTAAAAAAAAGAATAAAAAATATATTACTTTTACTAATTTTAACATTTTTTTTATTCTACTTATTTTTATCTAATTATTCTAATAAAATAAGTTATGGATGTAAACGTCCTGATTGTTACTCTACTCCTTGTACTGGATATAAATGTAGAGCCTCAGGTTGTGTAGGAAATAATTGTAAAGCAGGAGATTGTTATGGTGAATCTTGTGAAGCGGGAGATTGTAAAGGTGTAGGTTGTAGAGCAGGTGATTGTTATGGATTAAATTGTATTCCTGGAAAAGGAATTGATCCAACATGTCAGGGAGATAAAAAACTAAGAGGTAGTTGTAGTATATTTGCATTTGATGGTAAAGCATATAATTTACCAACTGGAAGTTTATATCCAGTTGTAAAATATTTACCTAAAAATTCAGTATTTAATCCAAATTATTGTTCTGAGAAGAAAAAAACAAATATATTTACAAATACTAAATATATATATAATTTTAAAGTTGATTACATAAATTTATTTACATCAGGCTTAAAAAAACTAGAAGATGTAAAATATAAAGATAATATTTCTCAAACTGGAAAAAGTTTTATTGTTAATGATGATCTATTTTTTACATACTCAATACCTAATGTATACAAATCTAATAATTGTGAATGGTGTACTGATTTTAAAAATAAAAAAATTATTTCAGATTATAAACCTAATTATAATAATAATAATAATGAAGTTAATTGGATTCCAAAAAATAAATTAGCAAATCCAACTACTTTAGAAGGACAAGAAGATGTATGTAATTTTAATAAAGAACATAATATGAAAATTTTAAATAATCAATCTGTAATTTCACAAATTAAATATATAAAATCTAGTACTCCTGAAACTTATTTACAAAATTATTTAATTGATGATATTAAAGGTGAAATTTTAAATACTATTTGTACTAATTGTTCAAAAAGAAATATTCAATATTTAGATATATCATCGCATCCAACTGATTTTAAAAATGATATATCTTCATGTTTGATTAGAAATTATGAATTAGAACAAATAACAGATAATTTTGGAGAAATTATTAATCATAAACCAATTAATTTCAAATTGTTTAAAAAAAAATCTTTAGAATTAGATGAATATTTATTAAATAATTCAAATACTCCTAAAACTTTTAGAGATCATCATTTATTTGTATATAATACTACTGTTAATAATACACAAATTTATCAATGTTATTGGTGTAATGTTTCAGTAAAAGTTCAATATGATGCATTACCTAGAAAAAATAATTTAGAATTAGATAAATGTTTAAATTCAAATGATTATAACCATTATATGTATTATCAAATTGATAAAAATAAAAATGTTTATATGACATGTCTTAAATGTAATAAAAATAGTTTTATTTAAACTTTATTTTCTTTTTCTATTATAAATGTATTCCTTAATTGATGAAGCCTGGAATAATATACCTTTAGATAATTTGTCTAATAAACTTTATGAAACTTTTGAACCTATAGATAAAAATACATTTGAAAATGAGATTGAGACAGTATATTCTGATATAAATACTGAAGATGTATTACCAGAAATCAAAAAAAAAAATGATTTATCTTGTGAAGAGTTAATAAATAAAGTATTAAGTTGTAAGAAGTGTAAAAATATGTTAATAAAGAGATTATTAACAGATAATTTAGTAATTCCGAATGTAAATTCAAATGAGACAAAAGAAATTTTAATATTAATATTAATAGGATTGATCATAATAATTATAATTGATTTATTTATTAGAATTTCATCTTAATTCCAATCTATCAAAAGAATATTAGGCTCAAGAAAATTAATTTTAAAACCATTTTTTTCTAACTTTTTAATTAAAAATTTAGAACAATCTTTAACATCATAAATTGGATATCCAAAAATATAAAATGGAATTTCATACCATGTTGATTTTTTATTAGTTGATGCAATTAATTTTATTTTATTACTTACTAATTCATATATTTTATTATAACAATTAATTTTATTTTCTTTTTTTAACTTTTCTGCCTTTTTTAAATCATTTATATTTACCATAATATTATTTATAAATTTTATTTGAAATTATTATTTAAAAATTTATTATTCATAATACATAATGACTCAACTTAAAAATTTAGTTCTCAGTGGAGGAGGGGTCACTGCTCTAGGATTTTTGGGAATATTAAAATTACTTTATGAACATGATCTTATAAAGGAAATTGAACATTATATTGGTACTTCTATGGGTGCGATAATTTCTTATTTATTGACTATTGGATTTACTCATAATGAATTATTAGAATTTTCCAAGTTATTTAATTTTTCAAAAATAACTGAGGATATAAAATTAGATAATTTTTTATGTAATTATGGTTTTATAGATATGAATAATATTAAAATCATATTAAAAAATATATCAAATGTTAAGAATATTGATAATGATATAACATTTATACAACATTTTAAAAAAACAAAAAAAAAGTTATCAATAACTGGTACTTGCTTAAGTGATTTTAAATTATATTATTTTAATTACGAGAATACTCCAGATATGAAAATATTTGATGCAATATTAATTAGTTGTTGTATTCCATTATTATTTCAACCAATCGAACATGATAATAAATGTTGGATTGATGGAGGTATAATTAATAATTTTCCGATTGATTACTGTGATGATGAGATAGATAATACACTAGGCATTGCTATTAAAGATATTTGTTTTGAAAAATGTACAATTAATCCTAAAAAAGACTTGCCTGATTATTTATCTAATTTATTTAAATGTTTGGTTTACTCTGATACTGTTAAAAAATTGGAAACTTATGATAAAAATACTATTAAATATAATTTTGATATATCTATTATGGTTGATTTCAATATTAATTCTGATGAAATTTTAGAAATATTTAATGATGGATATCAACAAGCTCTATCACAAATAAACATATTTCAAAAATTTATTAAATCTAATGATACAATTAGTGATGAACCACTTAGTCTTTCTGAAACTGATACATTACAAAAAGTTGTTGAAAAAATATCAATCGAAGAAGAAGAACTATTATAAATTATTCTTGTAATTATTTATTTTCATTTTATAAATCTCCAAATCATCTAAAGTTACTAAATTATGATCATTATAATTATTAATTACATCTTTAGGTAATAAATTTTTAAAAGCATAATCTAAAGAACTATAATTCGATGAATTATGACCATTATCATCATACAAATTAAAATTATTAATATCATTATACTTCGTTATATCAAATAAATTATTATTAAATGCACTTATCTCCATACAAACTTTATCCTTATCTGATGACTTTATAAATTCATTATTAAAATCATAATTACTTAATCTCTTTTTTTTTTCTCTTTTTTTAAAATCTTCATCTATATTATGACGAATAAAATTTATATTTTGTAATCTTTTTGATAAATCACTCGTACTTAGCTTATTTAAGTCATCATTGTTAAAATTATGTTTTTTATTTAATTCATCTTCTAATTTTTTAAAATGTTTCATAGCATCGTCTTTATTAGATGGAAAATTATTATTAATAATTTTAGATTTTTTTAAATCAAAAAATGTAGAATTTTGTAAATAGTTTTTTCTTTTAGAGTCGTATATTAATTTAAGTTTATTATCTTTAAGGATAGTGTAAGCTAGGTTAACTAATTCGAATGCTTGTGAATCTTCTCCTGTTTTATCAGGGTGTAATCTTAAAATCAATTTTTTATAATTTTTTTTTATTTTTTTAAAATCAAAATTATCTTTAGAAATATCTAAAATTTCATAAAGGTCTAAATAAGATATATTATTAATATCATCTTCATTCATTATTTTATATAATATTTTTTTTTAAAAATTTATTTTTAAATATATATGTATAAAAAAAATATTTATTATAGTATTTATTATTCAATAATCGGAGACATTATAGGATTTGATAACTATAAATTGATTACTGAATCTAGAAATATAAATAATAATAATCAAGCACAAAGATTATCTAATCAAACCATCAATTCTGTTATTGAATTTATTTCTAATGGAGGATATTCTTGTACTAAATTAAAAAAAAAATTATATTCAAATAATATAGTTTTTTTATTATCTGTTTTTGAATCTGCTAAAAGTACTATAGGTAACAATCCTGATGAAATTATTAATGATATTATAAAATCTATTGTTAATTATTATAAAAATGATCTAAAAAAAAGTGAAAGAGGATATCAAAATAAGTTTATGAAATATTTAAATAGATTAATAGACAATAATTTAAGTTGGAAATATCCTTCTTATTCTGATAAATTTTTATCTTATGAGCCATCAGTAAGATGTATACCGATTGGTTATTTTTATCAAGGTAAGGCAAATTTTCAAAATTTAATGAAAATATCAATAAATTCATCACGAGTAACACATAATAATGCAATTTCTTATTTATCTGGTTTTACTTCTGCATATTTTTGTGCATTAGCTATTGAAAATCAGGATCCTGTTACTTGGATACAAAAATTAATTAAATTATTTAGGGATGGTACAATTAACTCATTTTTAAAAACTACTATTACTGATAAAGATGAATTTAATTTACATGCAAAAGATAAAGAACTTTTTTTATTTTACTTACTTTCATATCAAAATTTCAGATTTGAATATAAAGATAATTCATGGAAATATTTAATTTCTAGTGATAATTCAAATGGTAATCATAAAATTTTTAAATACTTAGATATTAGAAATAAAATGTTTCATGAAATGTTTAATAAAAAAGTACCAAATTACTTTAATCCAGGATTTTTTGGTATAGATTCAGTACTTATAGCATATGATTCACTTTTAGAATGTAATGGTAGTTTTGAAAAATTGATTTACAATTCAATGTTACATTCAGGTTTATCTCATACTACAGGATGTATCGCAGGAGCATTCTTTGGAGCATATTATGGTAAAACAAATATACCTAACAATTTATTGAATATAGACAAAAATATTTTAGATGAATTAGATGTTTTTTTTGATAAATAATATTATATTATCTATATTTAAATCTCCATTATATTCTAATACCTTATCTTCATTTATTAATTTGATTGTTGGATATTCATATATGTCATACTTATCACATAATTTTTTATTTATTTTATAATCACATTTAATATCAATTATATCTACATTATCAAATTTCATTTCTGATTTTAACTGATCCCATAATGGAGCTATTTTTTTAGACCAATAACACCAACTACTATTAAAATTAATTAATTGTATTTTTTTTAAATTTTTTTTCTTAAATAAAAAATTAAATAAAATAAATAATGTTAATATTATTATTATAATTAACTTTATCATATCAATATTTAAGAAAAAAATTAAAAATACATAAAGATAAATAATTATATTTAGATTTAAATAATATATTTTCTTAAAATAAATATATTTATATATATATATATATGTATAAAATTTACAATAATGAAATTAAAATTACACAAAATTTAAAAGGTGGATCTACTGCTACTGCAACTGCTATCTCTAAAGCAGTTGATATTTCTACTATTTTTAGTAATGATAAAAAAAAATTTGTAAAAAATATTTCTATTTTAAGAGATGGAGATTTAAAACATGTAGTACCTCTTGACGGTGTATCTATTGATTTTAAAAATTTAGATAGTAAAATGGTCGAAGCAATTGAAAGAGATATTGATAAACTAGATAATATATTTTTTAATGGTAATAATAATGACCCTACAAACCCTAGTTATCAAATTTTTAATGGTAGTGGTAGAGCAATAGCTGATTTAAGTTCTTCTTCACTACCTGAAACAAATGAGGCTGAAAAAAAAAAAAAAAAACAAGCTAATCAAATCAATAAAAATATTTTAAGATATGCTATGTCATGGGCAAAAGAAATCGAATTATATGATTATGAAAATAAGGGATTACTTTCGTATGAAAATTATATGAAAAAATTGTTTGGTGGTGATGGTAAAACCCAACCAACAAAATCTGGTGCACATGCAGTAAGTTTATTTACTCTTTTAAATAATACAACTACTGGTAATGGACAAAAAGCAACAGAATTCAAAGCTATAATCGATGGAATTAATAAACTTCTTAGTATTAAAGAATATAAAATAGTACCAGATGAATGTAATAAATGGTATCCAAAAATTGTATCTAAACATTCTCTTCCTCATTGGATGGGATTTGGTGGTGGTTATGATAACTTAAAATATTCTTTAGATGGAGGTGTTCTTAGCAC